CTTACACCAGCTGATCCTCACTGCAGCTTAACTAGCTGAACTACATTGAGTAAATCATGTTCCCTTTAGTAAGGAACAGCTTTGGCGATGAAGGGTTGTTCCCTTCATTTCCACGCAGGGGTAGCACCCCGGCGTTCCTGTGACAGCTGCACCTTGTCGTCCTGACAGGGTGTGGCTCAGCAGTCACCGATCGGAGAGAATCATGGATAAACAAAACCCATGTGATGCGGGTCAGTCGTCATTGACCCCTATCTATCTTCAGATTTTCGGATTAGTAGTGGCCCTAGTGGGCCCGATCATCCCGAAGATTTTGGATCGGTATTGGAGTAAGAGGTTGACACCTCCTAAGGAGAAACAATAATGGTTCTCCCTGTCACTGGCCCTTTCAACAAGGCCTTTGAGCTCCACGGCCCTATTCGTGTATCCACGGGGTACTCCCCGCTGAACTTTTATCAGTCCAGAACTTGGAGACGACAGAAGCCGCCTTACACCTTGCCATTGCCGTATTCACTCGTCCAGGCGAAACTCATCGAGGAGAGATTCTTTGATGAGACTAGGCCAGATGATGATTCGAGCTACTTCGAGTTGTTTACCCACACCAACTTCGAAGATGGGTCTGAATGGGCTATCGCGTCTGAAAAGGCGTACGATAAGCTCAAAAGCAGATTCGGCGAGGCGTCCCAATGGGCCAACAATGCTCTAGAGGCTCGCAAGAGCTTTGACACTGCTGTGTTACGTGTTAAGCAACTCGTGCAGTTTGCGAGGAAGATTAACCGTTTTGACTTTGTTGGTGCTGCTAGAGTCCTTAAAATGGGTGTTCCGAAAGGGGCATCCAGGAAGAAGACCATAGCCGGAAATTGGTTGGAATACCATTTCGGCTGGGAACCTCTCCTGAAGGATATCTATGCTGGGATGGAGTCCCTGACGAGGGACTTTTCTCCTATAAGGGTTAAAGGTAGTGGACGATCTCGTAAGAAAGTCCGTTATTTCTACCCTGGCCCGGGGGCCGGTGATTATCGCAAGATAGTTATCGACTACAGCCATGCTGTAACTCAGGCCTGCAGTGTTAGGATTGTCAACCCTAATGCTTCCCTGTTGAATGATCTGGGTTTAGCTAACCCGATCGCGGTTGTCTGGGAGAGTATACCATTTTCTTTCGTGGTAGACTGGTTCAGTAACGTTGGCGCAGTAGTGTCCAGCGCGACTGACTTCCTGGGGGCAAATATCGAATCTGCCTACAGGAGCTCTCTCATTAAAACCGTGACAACGGAAGACCAGCTCGTTACAGTCCCTGGGGGCGGCGGCAAGAAAGCCGGCGCTCACGGGGTCTTCGAAGGTCTCCTGAGTCTTAGAGGTGATGGCCTTGTCGGACCTTCACTTCGTCTAAAACCCTTTAAGGGATTCTCGACAACGCGAGGAGCAACAGCAATTGCGCTCCTAATTCAACTTCTCCCCAAGCACTAACGTGCCTCTAGGGATACTCCTTTCAAGGAAACATCATGCCAGCATTGGCCGATATTACTGTTAAAATGGCGGACGGTACCACGAACATCACCTACACGGGGATTGTTCCGTCAGCCGGGGATAAAACCCCTGCTGTTTGGCGGAGCAACTCCGTGGGCGGCTCGATTGGTCAACGTCCGGAACTTCGGGTACAGTCTGCCAGCAATGGTGACAACTCGGCGCGCCGGATCACGATCAACTATAGCTACCCGTCGTTGTTCACGGACAGCAACACTGGTCGCGTGTCTGTCGACAAGCGTCTTAACTGGAGCCTCTCGGCTAGCATTCCCGTCGAAATGACGGATGCTGACCTTGCGGAAGCGGTGGAACAGGGTAACAACCTTGTGGCTGCCACTCTGGTGAAGTCGTCGATGAAGTCGGGTTACTCCCCGACCTGACACAATCTCCTCAACAGTTAAGGAGTAGACCATGTCCTATTCGCTACCCACAGCTGTGGAGCGATCGATCCTGCGTTACTGCGAGGATCTCTCCAGCCCTCGGGCCTTAGCAGTTTCAATACTGCTTCGGAATCGAGAGTGGGACCAGCTTTCTTCATTGAAAGTGGCCCCTGAGCAGTACACGAGAGCTGATGAGTACTGGCGTGATGCCAGTGTCAGCTCTTTGCTTCGTAAAACCGAAGATCTTCCTACCAGCTTCGACCGCAAGGCCGTCGCTCTGGAGAATTTTTGGCTCGGCGAACGTGACTGCCTGCGCACCAATCGTCGTTTGTATCCCTATGTTCAGGATATTCTCAGTGGGAACTATTCCACTGAAGGTCCTGATGGGGCGCTAACTGACTTTATTGTCAGGGCGCGGAAAATTGCAGACGATATTCTTGGTCCGTGCCCCAGCTTCGTGAGAGGCCGGTTTGGACCAGGTGCGACATATGGAGACAGGGGAAAGTTAGCTACCGTCCCCGACAAGATGACTTCACGACCCACTCTTACCCTCTCCGCATATCCACATCTTTTTCAGTGGATGGACACCCAATGGGGTCGCGTTAATGCGAGAAGAGGAAAAGGTCTTGCGTTTGTCCGAGGGAACCGTTTCACAACGGTGCCTAAAGACTGTACCAAGGATCGCGGTATAGCCGTGGAACCTAGTATTAACGTATTCT